TATTCCTTACCAGTGCCATCAATGACCATACCGATACGTCCTTCGATATAGTTCTTTTGGCGAGCATCAGTGACTTTCTTTGCCCGCTCCCGCTCTCTCTGATTTTCTTCCCACTCCTCTGGGGGCATCTTCAATGAGAGGCCAGCGTCCTTGAGATACTTCTCAAATACGTCATCAGAGTTAACGACACGCAATCCTGTACCGCCAGTGGTGTACCGGACAACGTATGATTTACCGCTGCCCGGACCACCTGCAAGGAAGAACGCTTTAAATATATTGGGGTCTTGTAGACCCTCCTGTAGTTCGTTGTACGTCTTCATTGGTTGTTCGTCCTTCTCTTCTATATCCGGCCATCTCTATAATATATTTATCATTGTCTGAAAGTGGGGTGTAATCAAACGTGCGATCTTGTGTTTGGAATGTCATCTTCTTAATGCGGTTCTTGGACTTAGCCATTTTTAGTTCCTTTCGCTGTTGCTGTGTGGATATAGGGGTATTGGGAATGGACTTCTCCTTATGTTATTTGCTTATGGCGTCTTTGGTGACGTTCATAGACATTGTGTGTTTTTCACCGCCAATATCAAAATCATGCCGTAAAGACCTGATAAGGAAATTACCGTTATACAGCATATCTTCTGTTTCGTTTTTGGTGGTTTTATAAGCAGAGATACTAGGTATTATAATCTCTACAATGTCACCGGCCTTCACAACAGTAGTACCGACAACATTAATACTCATCTGTAATCCAGATTCTAACATTGATAATTGTGATTTTCTTGCCTGCATTAATTCCAACTTGTTTGTTTCATATGCATACTGGTAAAATTCATCATTAAAACTCTGATCTGTGCCGAAACCCACAGTAGGTTTTAGATACTGTTTGGATGGAAAGGATGATACACTGATTCCATCTGGGTCATTGATTGCAAGGGGTTTTGTTCCAAGGTGTTGCTCCTCTGAAAAATTATCACTGTAATTATATATATGTTTTTGGTAACTTTTAGATATGATGTCGTGGACAATCAATTCAGATGAAAATATGCCCTCTGCATAATTAAACACAGTATCAGGAGAGCTAGTTATTGTATACGCTTCAATCGCACCCAACTCTGCCAAGATATCTCTTACACCATTTTGAGTTCTTGTGCCTGCAAGGGTACTTTCATATTTCATGACAGGGTTTTGAGCGTACATATTCCCAAGAGTTCTGAAATTAAATCTAGATGTACTTTCCCAAAAGAAATATGTTGATTGATTGAATTTCTCTGACACAGCATTCTTCATTGCTATGGATACAACATCAAAAGGTTTGGCATTTGGTGCAATTATTTTTTTATTGTCAGCACTGGGTTCAGAGTACAATTCTTTATCGCTGTCTAGGTCAGTATACAACATGGTTTCAACGATATCTGAATATGAACCCACTAGTGTTCTTCTAACTCTGGTTCTCTGATTAATCACAAATTCTCTTGAACAGAATGACATAGTTGTAGCTTGAACCCCATTACCAATTTCCTCTCGGTCATCAACTGCTGTTATCAATAGTGGATTTGATGAGTAGTCAATGGTATTTTCACCACCCTTCAAATTTGGTGTTGCAATTTTAAGTTTCAGGTATTCTTGTCCAATGATGGGTCCGTATGATGCAAGATTATAAGAATCTTGAATTGTAATTGTTCCTGTTATTGCGAATTGATTTATACTCTCAAATATGGTGAGTCCCACAACAGCGGATCGCAAGTTATTTAACTGACCATTGGCCAATATTAAATCACATTGCAAGATGTTAAACTCACCACCGCTTCTAAGTTCTTTTTGTGCCACTCAATTAATCCTCTGTCTCAGAAACCAATCTCTCAAATTCCTCTACAAACTGTTCCAAATATACGGGGTCCAGCAGTCGTATCTTCCTGAGTACGTCCTGTTTTTCCTCTTCATATTCTCTGTTTGTAACCAGTGTTGCATCTGCAATCGTATTACCATCTACATCTACATTGCTAGTTCCAATATTGATTTTGACACTGGTATCACCCGATTCCTGATAAATCTCATAGTGATGCACTGCATCCACATTGTCATACCTCTCAGCAAGGTGTGAAAGGAACTGTCGAGTGTTCATGGGCCACTGGTGATACCTGTCCGTGATGTTATTAATCAACAGGATCACCCAATGATACTCTGCATCATCATAATACTTATGTGCAATCATCTCAGGTGTCTCGCCATTCCTAACATCATAGGTGTCAAATAGAGCTATTGTTTCACTTGCTTTACTATGTAATGCAACACGTTTGAGTAGGTGCGTTACTACCTTGGGGTCACCATTACCAACAGCGTCATAGTAAATTACTGGGAATTGCTCAAAATACATTCTAGAACCCGTCCTCTATATTAGATCGATCCATGATTTCCAGTTCTTGAAAGGATAGAGTAATGCTCGTCTTCTGTGGTGGCGCACCTTCTTTGTCAGCATTATATGTTACGAATTTATCTCCACCATAACTAACATCCATTGTCTTGAGATAACATTTACCAATCTTGTTGATATATTGATTCTGAGAATTTATGTGCATGTATTGAATTGAGAATACATCAGGAATTGTCATATCTCGTACAGAGCCTGCATTTTTAAATGTGGGAGACATACCCACTTTAAACTCTTTTATAATTTTATGTACTATTTGTGTTTCATTACTATCCTTGGGAATGAATGTGAAAGTAAAGGAAAATGACCTTCTACCAATACCCTTAAAAAACATCTCTGTCCTCGGCGTAACAATGGCACCTGTTTGCATTGCATATACTTCTGCAGCACCTTCAACACCGGGAATCTTAGAAATACTACTTAGTGCAACATTCTTTACTACACTACTTCCAACACTCCTTGCTTCTTTAAGTATTGTTCCCGTACTTAATGAACCTGCTTGGTACGCTTTAAATAACCCTGCAACAGCTTCTGTTACTATACCAACCTCGCCTTCTGCATAATCCATAGAGTAGTTTACATTAACTGCTGGAGGCATGTATAGTCCTATGATTGTTCCAGTTCTTTGAACATTCTTGCCTTTCAATGCAATTGAAGTGCTTGAACCACCCTTACCAGCACCCGTCCCGCCAGCATTACCCTGTCTTACTTCAATTTGAGCATCAGACTCTTGCTGTGCCTTTCTGGTTGCAGCTTTATCTACCACCTGATAAGTTGAGTCATCATCGTCAGTAATAGTTCTCATAATATTATCAACTTTTGGTTTTTTCTTTTTTGACTTTACCTTTGCACCCGACACAGAATGACGAGCAAACAGGATATAACTTGCTTGGTGCATGTTAGTACCAACATCAGAGGGATACAGAAGAATTGATGGTTCTGGATTAAAATTAGTTTTTAGAGGACTAGACCCAGAACTAGAGGATGAACCACCCAACCCTGACCTTAGACCATCAGCAACGCCACTAACAAATTTTGATGCAGCACCAGCCGCTGCGTTCTTTGCAATGTTTACGAAAGCGTCTCTTAATGCCATGTCTAAATATCCTTATACACTTTATGAAACTATTTATAACACATGTCATACAAAGGTCGATACACACCAACCAAACCCCAAAAATACAGGGGGGATTCACAGAACATAGTTTATCGTTCTCTCTGGGAGCGTAAGTTTATGGTATACTGTGACAACAGTACATCTATAATTGAGTGGGGTAGTGAAGAGATCATTATACCCTATTTATCACCCAAGGATGGTCGTATACACAGATACTTTCCTGATTTCTACATCAAGGTCAAACAGGCTGATGGTGCGATTAAGAAGATGATCATAGAGGTTAAACCCAAGGTGCAATGCAGACCCCCCAAGGAACCAAAGAGGCGCACCAGACGATGGATGAATGAGGTTATAACCTATGGTGTGAATGATGCCAAGTGGCGATATGCAACAAAATGGTGTGCAGATAATGGTATGGAGTTTAAGATATTAACGGAAGATCATCTTGGGATTTCGTATAAATAGTATTATGGCAAGAGCACCAAGTAAATATATGCAATCAGTTAAAGATGAAATGAGGGGTCGTCCTCGTTCAACTGCATGGTATAGAGAAAAGATCAAAGAATTGGGTACACCAAGCACACTTGACCTCATACGAGATGGTAAGAGGGACAACAAGCCGTTCTATGGTAAATTGAATATGTTCATGTATGACCCAAAATTCAAGAAGACCCTACCATACTATGACACATTCCCACTGGTACTGCCATTAGAGACATATCCAGACGGGTTTCTTGGTATTAATTTTCACTACCTACCCATTCCACTGAGGATCAAGTTACTTGACCGTTTGGTGGATTTCTCTAACAACACCGCATTTGATGAGTCAACCAGACTTATCGTTGACTACCAGAAGTTAAAGGGTGTTCGACTCATCAGACCAACCATACACAAATACCTTGCTGGACACACCAAGTCACAGTTTCGTAGGATTGATGCAGACGAATTTACGATTGCAACTCTCCTACCTGTGCAGAGGTTTAAGAAGTCAGATGCGTCAGCAGTATGGAAAGATTCGAGGGCAATGATCTAATGGCAACGTTTGCAAGTTTTGTAGAATCAACCGCATTTGGCGTATTAAACAATTTCCTGTCAGAGTTTCACAGTGACAATGGATATGCACTCCCAAGTCGTTATGAGGTTATTATCACATCCCCTGCTGCGGGAGATGCTCGGAAGGTTTCTATGCGATGTGAATCTCTTGATCTGCCGGGGAGAGCTCTTAATACATCACTAGATTCTAACATGTATGGTATTGCACCAGAAATCGTTGATG